GGAGCATGGTCTGCAGCGGTAAATGCTGAAGTTGCACGAGGAAAAGCTGCGGGGCTTTACATAGAGCAGAAGATAATTCGGACTGGTAAATTAGAAGACCTAACAACAGAAGAGTTAGAATCAAGAATGAAAAAAATAATTGATGACTATTCGCCAATATTAGAAGATGTACCGTTTGAAGAAATAAAAGACAAAGTAAAAAGTAAACAAGAATCACAAAAGGATTCGCTCCATCTTAGTGATGCAGCCGATGGGGAAGACATTCCTGTCGGAAAATAACTCGTCACCATCTTCATAACTTCCAAACGTCCAGACGTTGTGTTTATTTTTATGAAAGACGTAAGCGTGTGTTACCATCTTTGATGGTGTCAAACCTAACGAGTCATGTCCATTTGCATGCCCACTATCACCTGTCGGATCGACCCAAGTGATTTTATAAAAATAATATCGTTTCTTTTTTATAACGACTGACTTGTATTTACTTTTCTTTGCTATCATTTTTCGGTGTTAATGTTTTATCGCCATCTATTAAATGTACATTTCCTGATATGGAAACTCTCTCACCTTCAGTTGTTTTAAATGGATAAACCCAATGTGGTAAGCCGGCAGGGAAAATAAATAAATCCCCAACTGATGGTAAATGAGAGTGCGTTTGTAAAAAAAATTTATTTATGTTACTCCCTGAAAGATTAAAATCAAATGTTATACAACCAGGACCTGGACTGTTAGAAACACTGTCATAACATTCTTTATGTAAACCTTGTGGGACTTCTGTATAAAGCACAAAAGATAAATGGCCATCATGTGTATGTGGAGGATTAAATTCATTTTTCTTTTGACGATTAACCCAAGAAGTTATTATTTGAAAACCATTGCATAATGGCTGTGCTCTGTATTCATGATAACCTTGCATATAACTATTTAGATAAGGAGTTAATAATTTAGAAACTTTCTCTTTGTCTAAAGCTTTTTCATTTTCTAGATGGCCGGCCAAATTATTTCTGTAATCTTCTCCACTTTCTAATAATTTAAAAGCTGCCACTTCTTCTGGTTGTAATGTGTAGTTACATACAAATGGACCCCAATGCAAAAATCTATATTCTATCCTTCTAGTATCTTCTGTCATAATTTCCTTCCATAGAGTTTTATACATGAGAAACTGCTTTTGTAAAAAGCGTTTTCACGCGCGCGCGTAGGGAATTCCCTGAAGCACATTGTAACACCATTGTAGCAGCATTGTAGCAGTAGTTTAATGAGTAATACCAACACTTTTAAGCCATTGTAGCATTGTATCACTATATTTTTCAAAAATTTTTTTATAAACATAAATCTCATACAGAATACTCTATGGATTCTTGGTCCTTGATTCCTGTTGCTTGTAATATTTATCTATTCTCATAAGCCATTCTTTCTTAAAATGTCGCCATTCATCAGCCATATCGCAGGTATACCTATAAACTTTACCATTCTTTTCGCTAATTAGAATTACTCCAGTTTGTATATTAGTGCCATACAGTTCATTGTGAGCCATCGCATAAGCCACGCATTGTACGAAATAATCTCCAATCCACTCACGTTTCTTGTATTTATTGCTTTGTTTAAAATCTATGATAGACTCCCGGCCATTATAAACTCCCACGACATCAGTTGTACCAGCATACAAACCAGGGTAGTACAAAGGTACTTCAACCCCATAAACCTCTTCTAAAGGCTTAAATAGCCCAGCATCGATGATGTTTTGAGCCATGGTGCCTGCCTCCTGACCTAGATTAGTAAGGTCCATGTGGCCAGCCCCTTTTATATGTCCTTCTAAAATACGGTGCATTATTGTACCCCGGGCGGCTGCATCATCACGTATTTGATCTGCCTTTTTTTCGCCTTCTCTTTGCCTCCATGCTGCCAACTTTGCAGCAGCTTCTGCATCCTTAGTCGCTGACAATATCGTTGTTACACTAGGTAGATCTTCACCTTCAGCATCGTATGTTCTCTTCTCTTTAGTCGTCTTCCTAGGTACTTTTATATAATCAAATTTTGGTTTGCCATTCCACAACATATGTATCCTTTCTAGTTTAGAATCATTCTAAACTCATCAATTGTTTATACTCCTCTAAATTAACTACTTTACCGTTCATTTTTATATGTGAGTAATGTTCAATAACTTGTTGAATTTTTTCTAATTTAACGTGAGCCCAAGGCCATATCAGACAGCAAACATAATAAGCATCTCTAAATGTTGCTCTCCATTTATATTGTTTTAGATACTTTGTACCATCTTTACGTCGGCCCTTTACAGTCTTTGGTCGAAGCGTTCCAACACCTAATACTTCGTGGACCCAAACCAATACAGAATAATCTGTCATGGTTATCTCCATGCTGATACGCATAGAGTTTGAAAGACGATAGCCTTCGCCTTTGTGTTTCTTTTTCTTTTCTATGCCACGTTTAAAATGTATTGACCCTTCGCCATCAAATAGACCTGCGATGTAGGCTCTGTCTGTTTCAGGTATCATACTTCCTCACAATCAAAAGTATTGCCATTACAATAATTGAAACAGCTATACCTATAAAAAATAAACCTATCATCAAACGCCCGCTTTCCGTGCACGTACTAACGGGTCGCCAAAGGCTCGAATACTCAGGGTAGGTTTTAGCATCCCGATATGTAACCCCCAGTGGCACTTAGCGCGTAGCATTTGGTGCATGGGGCTCGTCCTTTTCATCACTGTAAACTCTGTCATTCTGTTCTCTCCAACATACATTTATCATCACCCATCTCAGATGTTTTAAATCCAAAGTGTTCTAAGATGTATGCTATCTTACTCATTTCATATGTCTTCATGTCATCAAATACAAATCGTGTGCCAACCCTGGATCGTGGCGCGAAGAACATAACTTCTTCTAATACTTTCTCCGTGGTGTGTGGTCCATCAAAATGTACAAAGTCGTAGACGTTTACTAATTTCTTTTGACCGTTTTGATAGATAGGCAGGCCACCACCAAACGCATTAAAATATTCTGTGTCTTCTAGTTGATACAATATAAAATTTTCATGGTTTTTAAATTCACTTAAAAAAGTTTGTTTCATAGAGTTAGGGTATGTAGGTACTTTTGGTGTACCGTCTTCATTTACTAAAGGTCTACCTTCAAAATCTGTCCAATATGCAATAGTTCCGTTCTCACGATCGATTTGTTTATCAAGATGTTTGTAAAGTAAATCACCATACGGATCGATACCAACATGAAAAAAGTTTTTATCTTTCAATGCATCGGTAATAACAAGAGTGCCATAACCTTCTCGAACTCCAACCTCTACAGTTAAATAAAAGTTTTGAGGTTTCAAACCTTTTACCCAGGCCTCCAACAGTTTATACTCTACACTATCCCCTCTCATTTACCCAACACCGTAGTTGTTTGAGTTTGTTGTGTTTCAACAGTTCTTCTCTTCATCCTTTTCATTTCTGAATACAACTCTTGCATTTGAAAATGATTGCAATTCATTACAAAAAAAGCTAACTCATCTCTCATACTTTTTTGCTCTGCATGTGCCTTCGCTTTGTTTTCTTGTTGCACCATATCGATGCCCCATCTTGTTTGGTCTGTCATTTTATATTCTCCTCAAAGTATTTTTTTGCTTTCTTACGTACATATTCATGGTCAAACCCTGCATATTGACATACCAATGCAAAGTCTCTGTTTGGTTCCAAAAAATACGCACGTGCTCTTTCACATTTGTAACCTCTTCCAATGCCATAGTCTCTCCAACCTTTTCCTATTGCATCTTCTAAAGCTACAATTAAAACATTTCTCCAAAGACTACGCTCTGGATTTCTTTTTTCGCCAAAAAAATTAACGGCTTTTGGAAATAGACTTTGTAAGTTTGCCATTTAATTTCTTTGCTTTCTCATCTACTAACATTCTAATCACTTGTGCTCTTGATAATGTGACTCCTGG